AAGACGCAGTCACCCATGGAGACGCAGTCACCCAAGAAGACGCAGTCACCCAAGAAGACGCAGTCACCCAAGAAGACGCAGTCACCCAAGAAGACGCAGTCACCCAAGAAGATGCTAGCGCAAACAAAGTAGAAGCAGACATAGTCACCCAAGAAGACGCAAGCGCAAACAAAGTAGAAGCAGACATAGTCACCCAAGAAGACGCAGTCACCCAAGAAGACGCAAGCGCAAACAAAGTAGAAGCAGTCTCAGTCACCCAAGAAGACGCAGACACCCAAGAAGACGCAGTCACCCAAGAAGACATAGTCACCCAAGAAGACGCAAGCGCAAACGATGAAAAAGAGCAAGATGTTGTTGAAGACCTAGATAATGAAATTATATCAAATGATGTATTTTTAGAAAACTCTTTTTCTTATGAAGATCTAGAAGTATCCGAAGATCATGATGATGACGTCTCTGTTACTCAAGAATGCGAAGTAGAAGAAGACGCAGTTACTCAAGAATGCAAAGTAGAAGACTCTGTTACCCAAGAATGCGAAGTAGAAGATGCAGTTACTCAAGAATGCGAAGCAGAAGAAGACGCAGAAGTCTCAGTTACTCAAGAAAACTTAGTTATCCAAACAGTTGTAGAAAATATAGTTACCCAAGCAGTTGAAGCAGTCACTCAAGTAAGTGAAGTAGATGAAACAGTCACTTCAGATGACACAAACAGAATAGTAGCAGAAAATAGTAATAGTAAATTATTAGATAATGAAACTATATTAATGTCATCATTCCAGGATGATTTATAATGAAATATAAAAATAAAATATAAAAATATAAAATAAAAATAATAAAAAAATAATAATAAATTTAATTTAAGCTGCCAAGATTGTATCTAGCACCAAATCATTTGTTTCTTTAGTACCTAATGGTAATGTCCAATATGAATCATGACCATCATAAGATGAGTAAAGTATAATACCTCTTTTTTCCAAATCTTCTTTTATTGTATCCCTATCTTGATTTGTTGATATCAAGAAATAATTTGTATCACTATTTAAATATTTTATTTTATTTTCATCAAGAATTTGAAAAACTCTATATCTTTCTTGTTTTATCTTTTTTCTTATAGAATCATAGTATTTATCATTGTAAACCTTTAAAGCTAAATCTTCTGTGAATTTATCTATAGGATTAATTACTTGAGAAGTTTTTATTAAATTTGCCAACTCAGTGTTTGTTATAATATATGTTAGTTCCAAATTTTCTATTGAATAAAAATTATTAAATGTTCTCAAAACAATAATATTTTCCTTCTTTAAATATTTTAAAGGATTTAATGTTTCATTATTTATTTCAGAACAAAATTCAATAAATCTTTGGTCTATAAGAATTGGTATATTATCTGGTATTGCTTTTATAAATTCTTTAAACTCATCGTCATCAACAATATTTTGACCAGAAATAATATTTGGACTTGATAAATATATTAACTTTGTTTTTGTATTTATTAAAGATAATACTCTATCATAATCAGGTAAAAAGAATTTATTTTTCTTTATTTCCATCATAGCATATTTAATATTAATCTTATTTTCATATCCTATTAATTGTAAAATGTCAAATGATGGAAATATTGAAACTATTTCTTGATACTTTGGAACTAATAATTCAACCAATTTTTTAATACAATCATATTCAGTTTTAAAAAATACTATATTTTCAGGTTTTACTTTTAATTTCTTGGCAATAACATTATCTAATATAACTTCATATTTCGATATTGTATTAACATTATTAAAATGTTTTTTTGATTTATTCATAAATTGTGTTATTCTTGGAGAATTTTTATATGGATTTTGTTTAACTAAATATGTTTTCCCCTTTTCATTTCTTTTAATTGTTTTTGTATATACAACATTTTTATAAATATCTTGATTAAGTTTTAAATTATGTGATGGTACAATTTTAGATAATTTTTCATTTTCTATAAATGCTTTTGTTGACAAAACCTTACCTGAAATTTCATGAAATGGAGCAGTTAAAGCATAATTAACAACTGACATAATTTTCTTTGGATCTGTACCCATATATTTACCAAATGTATCCGAGAATGATTTTGATTGTTCTAAACTTTCTGTTAAGAAATTTTTAAATCCAGTATTTAGGAAATTATCAATTCTTATTGTTGTGACTGCAATTTTTTCATTATATAATTCTTCTGCTAACATATTTGTAAACTTTTCTAACATGTTTTTGAATAATATTTCACTACCAGAATCTTGTAATGTATTACTTGACTTTGAAATATATGAACTAATATTAATAATTCTTCCCTTAACTTTATAAACTTTCATTTTATAAGCAAATTTCTGTGACAAAACAATAGAACTATTGATATTTACATTAAATTCTTGTGTCCAATCTTCTTCATTTTTAGATAATAAAAATCTAGAACCCTTAGACATAAAAGCATTATTTATTAAAATATCTATAACTCCTACTTTATTATAAACCAAATTAAATAATTTTTCTGAACTACCTTTTGATGATAAATCCATAGCAAAACCATATACATCTTCATTTGTTCTTTGAAGCATTTTAACTATTTCATCAACTTTTTTTTGATTTCTTCCTGTAATAATTAAAATAGGTTTATGTTTATTTACTTCTTTTGCTATCTCTAGACCAAATCCACGTGTTGATCCAGTAATTAAAATTTTACAATCTTTTAAATCCTTTGGTTTTATTGGTTTATATTTGCTATATTTATCTTTAATTTTCTTCTTTTCTTCTTTAGCGTAGCTAGGTCTATTTTTTTTCATAGACTCATTAAAATTTCTTAGATTGTTATTTAATTTTGTCAAAGCACTAATTTGGAAATGTTCTTTTTGTTTTTGTAAATATTTATTGTAATACAAATATCCAACTATCATTAATAAAAGACAAATGAAGATATTTGGAATATTTAATTTAAGTTTTATATTTGATTCCATTAATAATAAATAATAAAATAATTATTATTTTTTTCTTTTTTTATATTATAATGGTTTTTGGTAATATGGGTTCTCCAATTTATGAACACTTCCAAGCGGAAGAAGAAAATGATGTTTCAAGTAATTCAGAAGAAATGAACTATTATAATTGTGATGATGGATTTACAATTATGCAAGGAAATGATAAATACTGTGAAGCAAAAGCAGTAGATGAATTTGACCCACAATCTAAAGAAGCAATACAGTGGTCTACAGCTTCAGCTAATTATGATGATGCTAACTTTGATTGTGATGTTGCTTTAACAATGAATGATAAAAGATACTGTAAACATTTAGATGGTTCTGATTCTAATTCATCAACTAAAGAAGAAGCTAATGATGAAGTAGCTAATGATGAAAAAGCCAATGATGAAAAAGCCAATGATGAAGAAAAAGCCAATGATGAAGAACAAACTAATGATGAAGAAGCTAATGATGAAAAAGCTAATGATGAAAAAGCCAATGATGAAGAACAAACTAATGATGAAGAACAAACTAATGATGAAGAAGCTAATGATGAAGAAGCCAATAATGAAGAAGCTAATGATAAAGATGAAGAAGAAGAAGCAGTAGAAAATTTTGCTGGTTCAATGAACATTGAGCATTTTTCAGGAAGACAAATAAGAGAAAAAATATTAAGTCTTAATCTTCTTTTGAAGAGTTTATTATTTGCTTGCTTATTTTACATTGTAGCCCATCCTGATACAAAGGTATTTTTATTGAAAAACTTAAAGTTTTTAAAGAAGGTAGATTTCCTTGTTGTAGCAATGGTAATCTATTTTGTATGCCATTACATTCTTAGTATTTTTGTTTAATCATATTATTTAATTTAAATTTCTTATTAATATTTAATGAGTAGTGAAAAAAAAGAAGAAATTAGTAATGCCCAAATGGAAGTAATTGTAAAAGATAACCCAAAATATAAGGTTAAATCAACACTTACTTTGATTGTATTTATTCTTATAATAGTTGGTATAATATTTTTTATGGGAACAGTAATACCAGAATTTTTTGTATTTATAATATTTTTATTTATATTATCCTTACCTATAATCTTGCTTTTAAGACAAAAAATTTACAATATTGTACCAAGTTTTATAAAAAATAGTTTATTAGAAATTGATAAAAGAGACGAAAACGAAAAGAACCAAACAGTTAGTATTTCCAAAAAATATAAACAAATATTAGTAATTATATTTGTAACTTTATTATTTATTGGAAGTATAATTTATTTAAGAAAATTCAATAAAAAATTAGAAGAAAAGAAATCTATAACAAAATTCTTAGGTTCCTTTGTTTGTATTGTAATTGCAGGAATTACAATGTTAGATATAGAAAATATATAATATAATATTATGATAGTATTATTTTTATTTATATTATTACTTTTGTTAATAATATATTCGAAAATGAATGATTATGGTGTTGAAAATTTTGCAACTTATACAAGATGTAAAAAAAAAAGTTTAAAAAATCTAAAAAAGGAAATATTTGAAGAATATGATATTAATTATGAAGAAGATTATAGTAAAGAATGGGATATTTATTTGCCTTGTGGTTATGGTAATGTAGAAAATGAATTGAAAAAAATTAAGGTTTCAAGTAATGATCAAATAATATTTGGTATAAATGGTTGTGACAAAATTACAAGTAAAAATTCATTATGGTCATTAATACATGACTATTATGGAAGGAATGTAGCGAAAACTATAATGCCAGAATCTTATATTTTAAGTGATAAGAAAGATATGCAATTATTTAAAAAACAATTTAATCCTAAAAAGGTTTATGTTATAAAAAAAAATCTTCAAAGGAAAATGGGTATAAAACTATCAAATAATTTAAATGAGATTATGAATGTAGATGATAAATTTAAAGTAGTTCAAGAATTTTTAACAGATACTTATATTATAAATAAGAGAGTGCTAAATCTTAGAATATACTTATTGATTAAATGTAAAAATAATAATGTTACATTTTACATTCATAAACTAGGAAAATGTTTATATTCAGCTAAAGATTTGAATTCGAACAAACTTGATTTTGAGTCTAGAATAACAAATAGTTACGCAACAGAAAAAAATATATATGACAATAACCCATTAACATTAGAAGAACTTAAAGTTTATTTAAATAATAAAATAAAAGGAAGTGGTACATTGTTATTTGGTAATATTAATGAATTATTTAAGAAACTTTGTTTAGCAATAAAAGACCATATTTATAATAGTAATAATCTTATTAATAATCTTACATTACAAATGTTTGGAGTAGATGTTATTTTTGATAATAATATGAACCCATTTATACTTGAAATAAATAAAGGTCCAGATATGGTACCAAAAGATGATAAAGATAGAAAAATAAAATATAAAGTAGAACTTGATATATTAGAATTGTTTAATATTATCGAAATTAATGATTTAAAATATAGTAATGGATATAAATATTTAAGTTTAAATTGATTTATTAATAATCTTACTTGAGTCTATATTGATTTATTATTTTTATTATTTTTATTATTTTACTTACTTAAATCTATATTGATTTATTATTTTTATTATTTTACTTACTTAAGTCTATATAAGTTGATTGTTATTTATTTAAAATAAACTTAAGAGTGTTTATTATTTAATATAAATTTAATTATAAATGAATTTAAAGATGATTTAATTTTATAAATTATAAAATGGATAATATGATATTAGAAATCAAGACCGTTCAATCGGCAGCATTTAGAGTATTAACAGAAGCACTTAAAGAAATTTTAACAGACGCCAATTTTGAATTTGATGAAACAGGTATCAAAATTATGGCGATGGATTCTTCCCATACAGTATTAGTACACCTTAAACTTAATGCTGAAAATTTTGAATCATACCATTGTCAAAATAAGAGAATTTTAGGTATTAATATGGTTAATCTTTTTAAATTGATTAAAACAATGGGAAACAATGATGCGCTTACATTATATTTGGAAGAAGGTAATGAAAGTAAACTTGGTATTAAGATTGAAAATAGCGAAAAGAACACAATGACAAAATACATGCTTAACTTGATGGATTTACATGAAGATAATATCCAAATTCCACCAGCTCTTTTTGATTCAGTTATTACAATGCCATCAGTTGATTTCCAAAAAATCTGTAGAGATATGCACAATTTAGCTGAAAATATTGAAATCAAAAGTTTAGAAAACCAATTAATTTTTAGTTGTAGTGGTCAGTTTGCATCTCAAGAAACATCAATTGGTGAAACCAACTCTGGATTATCGTTTGTTCAAAATCAAAATCCAGATGAAATCGTACAAGGTATTTTTGCCTTAAAACATTTAGTATTATTTAGCAAATGTACTAACTTGTGTAACAACATCGAATTATATTTAAAGAATGATTATCCACTTATTCTTAAGTATCAAGTTGCTTCTTTGGGAAGTATTAAATTGTGTTTGGCACCAAAATGCGATAATGAATAAGTTAATAAAAATATTATAAATAGTTTTATAATAATCAAATTAAATAAAAATTAAAAGTAAATCTAATAAAATTCATAATGTAGTGATTTTTGGTTTTATTTATGTTTATGTTTTTGTTTTAGTTTTCACTTATGTTCTTTGAAAATACAAGTATCAAAGGGTAAATCTTCTATTTTGTTTAGTAATTCTAGATTATTTTGTTTTTTATCTCCATTCCATATTTTTACAATACAGAAATTCTTTTTAGGACTAATTGATATTCCATTAAGCAATGGATAATTCTTTTTATTTGAAATCAATGTTTCACCACATAAATACGCCGACAAATTCCTCCATACCCTTGCTAAATTACCTTTAGTTATCTTAAATGACCAGCAGCCACCAGGAACATTTTTTTCATCTTCCCATAGAGGTTTAATACCATCTCTCATCATAAATAACATACTATTTTCAACAATATTATTGTCCATAAATTTATATATTTCCCAAAATTCTTTCATGTTTGATATTTCTTGGAGGTTTTTATAACTTTTAATATCCCAATTGGTATCTAACGGATCATGATACCATAAAATCCATTTATTATTCAATTTTGTATCTGAATTCATAAGCCTATATAAAATATATAAAAATTCTTTAAATCATTTAAATACTTAATTTTTCAATATTACCCATACAATTATAATATTATTTTATACAGAATTTTATGAATTATGAATTATGAATTATTAAATAAACAAATATGTTTTTAAATATTTCGTTTTAATATCTATCTAAGAATATTACTAATATTATATTTATATTTATGTGTGGCATATTAGCTTACTTCAGTAATAATAATATAACAAATTTACATACTTTTATAGATAAACTAAAACTATTATACCATAGAGGACAAGATAATGTAGGTATTAGTTATCTTTACGAAGGAAAACTGCAAAGTATCTCATCAACAACTTTTGAAGAATTATATGAAAAAACTAAAAATATAAAGTCAAAATCAATATTAGGACATACTAAATATACAACTTCAGGAAAAAAAAATAATAGTGTGAATCAACCAGTATTATCTAGTAATAAGTTTGGAGACTATTGTTTAGTTTTTAATGGAAATATACCAATTGATAAATACGTTTCTTCTAATATTTATAGTAATGATACAACAATGATTATTGATTTTTTAAATATTTATTCTGAAAAATATAAATCTTGGAAGGAATTGCTCGAATATTTCCTTGAACATTTTAGTAGAGCATATAATATTATTATTCAAACTAATGATAGCATATATATACTAAAAGATAGATTTGGAGTTAGACCATTAACATATACTCATATTTCAAAATCTAATACATTTACATTTTCATCGGAATCTTGTGTTTTTGAAAAAAATGACTATATAACTGAAATAGATGCTGGGTCATTACATGGATTAAATAAATATGGATTAAAGGAACTAATAAATTTTCCTAATTTATTTGAAAAACATTGTTTATTTGAATATATTTATTTTCTTAAAAATGATTCTCTATTTCAAGACACTAAAATTAACACATATAGAAAAAACATAGGAGAATTAATGGCAAACCGAGATAAAAAATATTTTGATGAATTAAAACTTCATTTTAGTAATGAAGAATTTATTGTATGTGGTGTTCCAAATACAGGTAATAATTATGCTTTTTCCTATGCTGAAAATATTGGAATACCATTTGAAAATTATATTCTAAAAAATAGTGAAGTAAGCCGAACATTTATTTTAAGTACAAATGAAGAAAGAAATAAATATGCTAATGTAAAATACTTATTTGATAAAAAAATTAAAGGGAAAAATGTGATTTTAATTGATGATTCAATTGTTAGAGGAATCACTCTAAAAAATTTGTTGAGAAACTTAAAAGAATTTGGTGTAAATAAAATATATGTGATAATTGCTTCACCACCTATAAATAATACATGTATTTATGGTATAGATATACCAACAAAAGAAGAATTAGTAATAAACAATATAAATGAAAAAAACTTATCTATATATCTTGGTTGTGAAAAAATAAGATATTTAGATTTAGAATTATTAAATGACGCATTGCCTGATTATAATAATAAATGTACTATGTGTCTAAAAACATCTGCCAACTTAGAATGGTAATAATCTAAATAATTCAAGAGAAACTATAATTTATTTTTTTATAAAGTTTATTACAATTATTAAATACCATAGAACCCTCTAAACTTCTAACACAATCATCTACAACATGTTTTCTTTCTCTTGTTAATCTATAATCTACTGGCTCTTCCATATTTGAATATTGTTGTGATCTATAATATGAGCCTGCATGACAATCTCTATTTAAAATACAGTTTGGATTAGGATTACTATGAACACCAAATACATTTCCATATCCCATAAATTCTTCTTTTTTGTGATTTAAAAATATTAATAATAAAAATAAAACTAATACTGTTACATACAATACTTTAATCATATTAATATATATTAATTTTTTATTTCAATCAATAATTTAAATCTTTCATTTAATATTTTAATATTACTCTCTAAATCTAATAATAATATTTTATAATCAGGAGTCCTAAATATATGAAACCATAATTCTTTATGTTGTTTTATTTTTTTTTCTATTACTTTAATTTCTATACTTATATGTTCTAACATATCTAATACATTTTTTATGGCTAATTTTACACTATGTTTTTCAAATAAACTATTATTATTTGTTATTTCATTTATATAAATATTTATTATTTCTACTTTTGATGTTAAGTCATATTCCATTAACATTTTTTTAAAAGTAAAATCTTCATCATCTAAAATAGTTGTAACACTTCCCAATATAGTTTTAGTACTATTTGTTACAGTTTGTGTCATTAATTCTTTTCCAAATAAAAAAGAAGAAGTTAAAATCAAAGGCTCCATTTAATATATTATAATATTTTGTATGCCTTATATTTTTTTTAATTTTAATTTATTTTTATATTTATTTTTATATATTTTAAATTTTATATTTCTTATATTTTCAATAATAAATCTATTCTATTTTCTCTTATATAGCTTGTATCTAATGCATTAATATCTTCTGGTGTTGAATTCATTGTAAATAAATAAATAACATATGGTAAACAAATCATATACTCAGATATAAAAGTATTATAACTTTGTTTATCATAAACCATTGTTTTCATCCAATCATGTTTTGTTACAATAGTTTGTTCATGGCATTTTTTTATTAATATATCAAATTCATCTATTTGAACAATTAGAGGTTTATTTTCTTCAGGCTTAAATGTATTCCATAAATTTAATAATTGAGTACCTGGACTATCTAATTTTATATCAAAACAATAAGCTGACTTAAATTCTTGAGCTAATAGTTTACCAATAAAACTTTTCCCTTTTTTTGGTTCACCATATATTAAACTTCTACAAATGTAAAATCTGTTTTCTCTATAACTATCAATTATTTTTTCCATTATTTTTTGTTGACAATCAAATGGCTCAAAGTTTTTAAATGGTAAACTTATTTCTTTAAAGTGACCATCGTGATATTGACTAGATAAATAAACTTTTACAAAATCTTTTTCCTTTTCTTCATCATTATTTAAGTTTGATATATTTTTAATTTCTATCGGACATTTTCCTATAATATATATTTTTGAATTCATTTTAGAATTAAAATTATTTGATACATTATAGTTTTCTATATATGCTAAATATTTTTCTTCATAATTAAAACAAATTCCTGTAGGTTCCTTTGAACCATCTTTTACAGTTAGTTGTGATATGAAACCATTATTTTTTTTTATTTTTTTTAGAAGGTTTGTAGTATTTATTGGATCTGAAACAGAATCAAAAATATAATAACTATAATATTTTGATAAAAAATAAATACTTAAACTAAATAAAAATGATATTATACTAATCAAATTAGATAATATCAATGATGTGAATAAAAGTTCAGTTAACATAAAAGTAAATATAATTATAAATAATAAATACTAAATAAGGTTTAAGTATAATTAAATTCATCAATACTTATTTTTTATTAAATTTTTGTTATCAAAATAAACAAATTTATTAATAAGTAACACATCCATTTTCAGACCCACTTACTAATTTTACATACTTTCTCAAATAATGGGATTCGGGTTCATGATGTTTTAAATTATTTAATTCAACTACTTTTTTATATTTTAAATAATCATCATTATTGTTGTTACTAACATTATTAGATACACTTTCATAATTAATCTCATTTTTATTTATATCAATAGTAATAATATCACCATCTTTTATATATGCTATTGGTCCACCTTCAGCACTTTCTGGTGAAATATGACCTACAATAAAACCATGTGACCCACCAGAAAAACGACCATCTGTTAAAAATGCTACATTGTCTTTTAGACCTAATCCAACAATAGCTGATGTTGGTTTTAACATTTAGGGCATACCTGGTCCACCTTTTGGTCCCTGATTTCTAATAACAATTACCTTTTTTTCATTTTTGTTTATATCTAATTTTTCTAATGAATTAATGAATTCATCTTCCGATTCAAAAACAAGGGTTTTTCCTTTAAAATAATGTCCTTCGTTTCCCGAAATCTTTGCCACACAACCATTTGGTGAAAGATTACCATATAATACCTTAATATGACAGTTTGACTTTGATTCAGATTTTGATATTTTTTTAGTATAAGGATAAGAATAATTAATAATATGTTTAATATCATCATAATTATAACTAATGTGTTGTATATTTTCTGCTAAAGTTTTCCCAGTTATAGTTAAACATTGGTCATTTAACAATTCATTTTCTTGTAGAATTTTTAAAACAACATTAACACCACCAATTTTATATAAATCATACATTAAATATTGACCCATTGGTTTCATATTTGCTATTACATTTGTTTTTTCTCCAATTCTTTCAAAATCTTTATACGATAAATCAATATTTGCAGTTTTTGCAATTGCTAATAAGTGTAAAACACCATTAGTTGAACCTCCTAATGAAATCATAACAGTAATTGCGTTTTCAATAGATTGTTTAGTTATAATATCTAATGGACATATATTATTAATAATAAGATTTTCAATAATATTGCCAGAACTATAACATTCATTGAATTTTTCATTAGATAAAGCTGGATTTGATGAACTATTTGGAATCATCATTCCCATTGCTTCAATAGCAGTAGCCATTGTATTAGCAGTATACATTCCACCACATGAACCCGAACCTGGACAAGCATTTTTAATAACAGATAATCTTTTTTCTTCATCTTTATCTACTAAATAAGTACCATAAGATTGGAAAGCATCAACAATATCAATATTTTTTTTATTTAAACATCCTGGTTTAATACTTCCTCCATAAATCATAAAACTAGGTTTATTTATTGAAATCATTGCCATCAAACACCCCGGCAAATTCTTATCACAACCTGGAATTGATATATTACCATCATATAAATGAGCCTTTACAATTGATTCATATGAATCTGCTATAAGTTCTCTCGAAGATAATGAAAAATTCATACCACTATGTCCATTAGTTTGACCATAACTGATTCCTATTGTATTAAATCTAAAACCTATAAGATTAGATTTATTATTTATACTTTTTCTAACCTTTTTGATAAAATATTTAAATGATTATTACATGGATTGCTTTCATACCAATTACTTCCTATACCAATTTGTCCTTTTTTTAAATCATTTTCATTTAATCCAAGAGCATAAAACATAGCCTGAGAAGCCCCTTGTGATTTATTTTGGGTAATAAGTTTTGAATATGCATTTAAATTTCTAAGAGTATTATGTAGTTTCATATTTAAATATTAATTAAATTACCCTTTTAACTATTTTTTTCTTTAATATATTTTCTTTAATATATTTTCTTTAATAAAAAATAGGTAGGTAAACAATTGTTACCTGAATAAAAATAAAAAAAAATAAATATTAAATATTGGATTAATGATTTGTTTAATGATTGTCAATAATATATTGGATTAATTATTTGTTTAATGATTACCAATAATATATTGGATTAAGTCATTTTCGTTAACATTAGCATGATGAAATTGTTTATCATGATTACTTGAATTATTGTAATAATATGTATAAGGTGTGTATTTTTGTTTAGTGTCAAATAATTCATTGATTTTATGTCTTTTTTCTTCATCTGTGGCATATTGATTTCTATCCAAAAAAATATTATATTCTTCAGAATTCCCAACTTCTTTAACTTTGATAATCCAATTTTTTTCTTTTTCTTCTGGATTTAAATTTATATTTTTAATAGCCCCTTTATTTGTTTCTAATACATAATAATCATTATTTGATCTAATATTTTTATCCAAAACAGTATTTGAATCTACACTAAACAAAACATCACCTTGTAAAATAGTTTTATATTTTGGAAATTCAATATTATATATTCCTTCATATACATAAATTGTATCCTTTTGTAAACCAATATAAGAACAATCTTTTGTTTTTTTTACCCAATAAAGATTTCTTTGAATTGATTTAGCATAATTGTTGATAAGTACACTTCTTGCTAGTGAGGAAAACATTTTATCTTAAAAGATTAGATTAATTTGTGTGTTATGTTGAACAATATATTGTTATTGTTAAGTCAATTTTTTTTATATTCATAATTTTATAAAGAATAGTCACAAATTTTACAAATAATAGTTATAAAATTTAATAAATTATAGTAACAAATTTAAAAAAGAATAGTCACTAATTTTAAAGTGAAAAATAATAATTACCTAAGCCTTACATTTAGCATCAAAGCCTTCTCCAAGCATCTTTGAAATAAACGCATTTTGTTTATTTATAAAACGACCATATCTTGTTAAATGTGGAATATTATCTTCTGGCTTATAACTATTTGTTTCAGAATTAAGTTGCGATTCTAGCATCATGTCGTTTAATAAAAATTTATCCTCAGCCTTTGTTATTCTTTGTGAGGAAGGAGATACACATTTTTCTCCACAAGGAAACCATATATCTTTAATTGACTTATCCATTCTTGATACTCCAGATGATTTATAAAAAAATAAGTCAGTTTCAAGTGGTTTTCCATTAATTGAATTAATTTGTACAATATCTCTTCCATGAAAACTTGCTAATACTTTACAATCAAATGTAAAATCAATATTTTCTCTTTTTAATTCATCAAATATCTTATTTATTTGTTTTATTGACATATGCTTTAAATTATACAAAACATCATTTTTTTTTGAAAATGTCTTTGGTTTTGATAATAATGTTTCATATTGTTCTTTTGTAAACAAAGGAGGAGGTCTTCTAGCTCTTCTAATAGATTGTTTAGATAATTTTTGAGGTAATTGTGATGGTGATGTTTTTTTAGTTTTTGGTGAAATTGTCCTTGGTGAAGTTTTCTTTTGGCTATTCATAATCTTATACTATTATATTATTAATATAAATTTTTTAGTCATAGGAAAAATAAATATAATATAATATAATGATTTCCATGTTAGAAAATTACTAAAAATTAAATAATATAAAACAAAAAAATGTAAATAAATTTAACATACTTCTTCTAAAACTTCTTTAAAATTTTTTAAAAAAACCTCACATTCCAAATTACTAACATTTAGTGGTGGAAGCAATCTAATATATTGGCCATTATTACCACACGTTAAAATTAAAACATGTCTTTTGTTCATTTCTTCCACTATTTTCTTAACTTTTTCAGGTTTATCTGAAAAGAAAAATTCAATACCAATCATTAACCCATAAATTCTTAATGATTTAACACATGGTAAATTTACTAATTCTCTATGCAGTAATTGCGATTTCAAAAAAACATTATTTAATATATTTTCACGTAAAAATACATCATATGTCGCACTGGCAGCAGCCAAACTCATACCATTACCTCCATATGTTCCACCTAAAAAATTAGTTCCTATATTATCCATAATTTTTTCTGTTGAAACTAAGCCTGCGAGAGGAAATCCGCTTGCAATTCCTTTTCCAAATGTCAAAATATCAGGTATAACTTCTTTTTGTTGAATATTCCAAACTGTTCCAGTTCTTCCATAACCACATTGTACCTCATCTGCTATTGTTAATATATTATTTTCATAACATATTTCGTGAATCTCTTGTAAAAAATCAATATCTAATGAATAAATACCTCCTTCTCCTTGGACAGGCTCATATATTACACAAGATACCTCATCTGGACTAGTTTGGTAGGTTAATATATCTTTAAAGTCTTGTATTTTATTTATATCACAATAATATACTCCACTTAATAATGGATTTACATTTTTCTTACATGTTAAATTAGAACTAGTTACAGATAATGCACCATAAGTTCTACCATGAAATCCTTTTTTCATTGTAATTATATTTTTTTTATTTGTATAAGCCCTTGCAATTTTTATAGCATTATCAGTTGCTTCTGATCCAGAATTTACATAAAATACACTATCTAAAGATTTATTTGGCATAACAGTTAATAATTTACCAGTAAATTCATTTGATATATCATGGATATTAAATAATTGTTGAGGCATATGTACATATTGTTTAACTTGTTCAATAACTTTACTTACAATATGCGGATGACTATGACCAGTAGATAATGCACCTATTCCAGAAGTAAAATCTAAATACATTAGTCCATTTATTGATTCAATCCAAGATCCTTTACCACCTCTTGGAAAAATATTTGGATGAAGAATTTTAATAGCTTTTGGAAGATTATTTGAAAAACTCATCAAATATATAAAGAATAGAAGTTTTTTTTTAAATAAAAAATAAAATAAAATTGATAAATAAAAAAATATTACCTTTATTTATTCAATTAATTTATCAAATTATGTCTCATATTTTAATTTATACTTTGTATTGTGACATATTTTCCAAAAAAAGAAAATGTAATAATTGTAATAATATATTATATACGGATAAGTCTAAGATTACATATTTAACAAAAAATATTAATAGAAATTAGGTATATCTAAAAAAAATATTTATTAAAGATATAAGATTTAAAAAAAAATTTTTTATTTAATTTTAGTTGAATTTTATTATATTTTACATTTTTAACTTGATTTTTATTCTTTTTTTATTTAATTTTTATTTTAGTTTTTTAATTTTTATTTTATTTAAATTATTAATTAATTTACATATTATATTTCTTCATAAACGCCTTTGCTTCAGCACTTCTGAAAAACCAACCCTTCTGTGTTGGCATATACCAACCTCCTTCAAAATACTTCATATCATCACCAGTATACTTAAAATGTGAATCAGCCTTTAGCAAAAACCCCTTACCATATTTATTGATGTTAGGACGAACACCTACTGTAGTATCACTTGTTACAAAACTATCTTCACTCTTAACATAAGTTGCTCCAAGTTCAGTTAGCAGATCATAATGCATCTTTCGGAAGAACCAACCATTAGCATTTGAATTCCAAAAACCACCATCATCAACATCTTCAAGAAGGTACTTTGTTCCATATCTTGAATCAGTTTCATCAGTTGTCAGAATGTATCCCTTACCATACTTTGTAAATGTCATTCCACTTAGGTCACTACTACTCTGTGACTTTGTTGTAGCCGACTTTGTTGTAGCCGACTTTGTTGTAGCCGACTTTGTTGTAGCCGACTTTGTTGTAGCCGACTTTGTTGTAGCCGACTTTGTTGTAGCCGACTTTG